TATTTCACCTTCTTTCGGGCTAATGTCAAAATTCGGCTAGTTTTCAATGCCACCCCTTTTATGAGTGGCAAATATTGGCTGTTCTTCGCTCCTTTTGATGGTGTCTCTAATCGAGGCGCTATGTTGGCGAATTTGCCGAATGCGACTGGTTTTCCTGGAGTTGAAATTGATGTTGGTAGTAATGCACCTGTGGAGATCAAAATGCCCTACTGTTCACCTCTTTCCCATTTCAATCTTATTGATGCACATTCTAACATGGGAGAGATGTATATCGTGCCGATTAATGCCATCCAGTCTGGCACTTCTCCACTGTCAGTGGGTGCGAACTTCACCATTTTTGCATGGTTTGAAGACATCGAGCTTGCAATGCCAACATCCAAGGAGGTTACTGTGCCTGTCCCGCCAGGGGAGAGATGGGTAGCTCAAATTGGATCTGAAGAACATGCTGCCACGTCTGGTCCTCCTATTTCTGGAATTGCTAATGCTGTTGCAGGTGCTGCTTCTGCTCTCGGGTCAATCCCTTTCCTGGGAAGTTGGATGCGTCCCGTTGAGTGGGTGTCGAGGGCCATTGGTGGTGTAGCTTCAACCGTGGGGTGGAATAAACCCACTAATCTTGACAAGAACTGCCCGTTCATTAATGTTCCTGCTAAGGGATATACAAACGTAGACGGGATTGATCTGTCAAGTAAGCTTGGAGCCATGCCAGATAATGGCTTGACCTATGATGGCGGGATCTTTTCAACAGAGGTGGACGAGATGGACATTACTTATGTGGCGTCCAAATCGTGCATCTTCCGTTCAGCAATTCCATGGGACTTGACCTCAGCAGTTGGAGCTAATCTACATCATAATGCGGTTGCCCCAGGGCTTACGCTAGGTACCACTGTTCTGAGTCCAACAACAGTTGCTTATGTGGCATCAATGTTTCAGCAATGGAGAGGCACAATTCGGTATAGGCTTGCTGCGGCTAAGACCGCATTTCACACTGGTAGGTTGAGAATTACTTACCATCCTGGCGTGTATGGATCAGGTGCACTTACTGGTACTGTTTCTGAGAACGCATATAATTGGATTCTCGATTTGAGTGTTTCTTCAGAGCTGGAGTTTGAGGTACCGTATGTTTCCAACGTGCCGTGGAAGGAGGTTTTTCTCGGAACACATGATAACGCAAATTGGGACCTTGAGAGATATTCAACAGGCACGATCACTATCACTGTGCTAAATGAACTTCGAAGAGCGTCCACTGCTGTTGCAGATAATGTGCCTCTTAACATGTGGATTTCTGGTGGATCGGATATCGCCTTTGCTATGCCTGACTTTGCTCGTTTCACCATTGCTGAACCTTTGACTGTTCGTGGAGACGTTCAAGAGGAGCAAGATGAAGCGGGGTGGAGAGCTCAAGTTTTCAACCTCACTTCAAGTGCAATTGAGCACAACGAGCAAATTCACGACACGTCTTCAACTGTGTTTCCAATGAGCAAGATGGATCACACAATGGCAGAACAATTGTGCATCGGAGAGAAAATCACGAGTCTTCGGCAACTAATCAAGCGTTTTGGTCTCACTTCAATTGGCAAACCTTTTCCCTATAGGGATGTCAATGGCCTTCGCTACACTTTCCCTGGACCTATCCCTCTTAATACTGATTCCTACCTTTTTAACAAGATTCAAATTGATCCGGCGTATTTCGGGGAAGCATCGGCAACTGGGTCCGTACAGTGGCAAAACATCGTGTACCCTGTGGAGAAGCTAGAGGACGGTACTCTGGTTGACAGCGTTTTTGATGCTGTTGCTCAGATTCCCGCTCGCTGTCCTCTCTACTACATTTCCTATCTTTATAGGTTTTGGAGGGGATCTCGAAGGTATAAATTTGCCACACCGGCGACTAATGGTCTGCGTTCCACAAATCTGGGAAGTCGAGCCACAAGTGCTTCCACTCAAAATCGGAGCAAATATGTGCAAGCCATCGATGGGTTTGAATATGATGCGATCCGACCATCTGATCCACTGATTGTTCGTCGTTCAACTAACATTGACGAGAACGGCAGTCTTGCAAAACCTGTCCTTGGTACTTTCACTAGTACACAAACTTCCTCTACTTTTGAACACTATGTGTACCCCGACCTCAACGGCACAATTGAGTTCGAAGTGCCGTACTACGCTCAAACTCCCATCTCTCTTGTTGGAGAAGGTGTGATTTCGGGTGTGGATGGACCGATCATCAGGAGGAGCAAGGTTGA